AGTTCGTAGCCTCTATTCTGTATAGCACCCATATCACCGTAGCGTTGTCCCATAGTAAAAGGCTGACCAAAAGTTTGTTCATATGTTCCAGTATCTCCACCTTCATCAAATGTTTGTAGCTGATTCACAGGAATAGGGAAGTCATCCTCAACAGGTTCACCGCCTATTCTGCCGTCTCGTTCCATTCTACCAAAGCCTTGCTTTGCCTGATTACGCAGTTCTTCAAACTTCTGTACACCATGAAAGCGCACAACATCAGCAGGTACAACATATTCACCCTCACTGAGTTTAGCATCTATATCATCTCTAACTTCTTTTGCCATGCTACCAGAGGGTACTTCATTACCACTAACAGGGTCTGTATTCATCCCATCGTCACGTAGGACACCGCCTTGTTGCATGAATGCAAATTTCATCTGATCTTCCATAGTATCACCTCTTAATTTAATAGTTCAGACATTTGTGAGTCTACGTTGCCTACGTAACCACCTTCGTTATACTTAAATACATCTCCCTCTTCAGGATTAAATTTTAAGTTTGTTATATCTATAACATAAGCTTCTTTTACGTCATCAAACTTTTTACTTCTAGTTTGTTTTTTCATTGATTTATGCAAAAGATCTGTCTTGGATATGTCTATGTCTTCTCCAAATATTTTCTTTAATTTATTTGTTGCTTTCCTTACCCCATCTTTGTAAGCACCTTGAACAGTAGCCTCTGCCATACCACCTACTTCAGCTTGATACTCTGTTCCATCTGGTCTAACTCTCGTCTCTGTTGTGCCGTGTCTAGCCTCTCTAATCTTAGCGTGATGTGGTATTACTATTTTGTTTACACCTTTTTTCTTTGCAAAAACTATTGCAGACTTTATTAGGTTTTCAGTATAGTCATCGTCTGTCATCAAAGGAAAGTCTTTACCTCCTCTAGACTTTCCTCCTGCCTCAGTTAGTTTTCTTACTTTTCTATTGTGTATGTCACTTTGTATTTCTTCTATTAGTAAGAATTTTTCGTTTAATGGATCTGGTGGGTCTGAAAGCTGACGCATTGTTTTGCTTAACAAGTATTCTTCCGCTTTTGGTTTTTCAACTTTACCTAGAGTCTTTTGATACTGTTCTAAAGCAGGTATAATTTCGTCTTCTAACAGTTGTATACTTACATTAGCTTTGTCTAAAGTTTGAAAATTTTCTGCTCCGACTCTTGGATCTCCTTCGTAAGGTCTAAAAAATGTTTTAAAGTCATCGTCAAGGCTATTTACAAAATTATCAGGAAACATCAAAGCAGTTAAATAGTCTACTCTGTCTTGTGCTTGATATTTGTCATCTATTGGTTGACTTCTCCACATTGGACTATCCATTAATTTTTTTGCTTCTCTTTGAATTGCTGTTGACTTTCCTTGAAACTGATCTTCTCTTCCAGTTATTCTGTATGCTCTTTCATGATTAAGATCCAAGTTTAAATCACGATAGGTTATATTATCAAGTTGTTTTTTAAGATCTTCTTTAAACGCTGCTTTAGAATTAACAAGTTGACCATCTATAAGTATTTGATCTGGAACTTCAAAAGCTCCACCAAAACTTAAATCTAGCTCATCATCTCCTTCAAGTAAACCAAGTTCTCGTCTTGTAGCGTCATCTATTTTTATAGTTTTATTGTTATAGTTTATAAAAGATTTTTTACCCATTTTTTCTAAATACCAAAGTTGATACGTATCTTTATAATACACATCCATGTCTGAAAAAATGTCATCTGCTATATCTGCCTTTGCGTTTTCAAAGTCTCTAGCTCTTACGTTTAATTCCAATTCATATAAATTTATTTTTTTATCTACTGTATAAGCCCCACCTGCATCACCCTCATAGTTCTTAAGTAGGTCAAGTTTACCTTCCTCAACTTCTTTTGTAATTTTACGTACTTGTTCGGTCACTTGATTCGTAATATTTTCTAATGCACCTGCCTGACCGCCTTTGTAATTTCTAAACTTCTCTGCCATACTAGGGTTTATTTGTCCAGTATCATCAGGTTGCATGTATGCAAAAGAATAATTGCCATCACCACCCTCCGCATCAAACGGTCCTGTAGGCATGTTAACTTCAGCTTGTGTCATAGAAAGATCAGGTGACTCTTTAACAAACTCATCTTTTTGAAAAACATTTAAAGCTCGTTTTGATGTATTAGCCCCATCTCGTAAACTTGCTCTAAAGTATCCTAATGTGTTTTCTATACTGTCATGTTCTCTACTAGCCTCGTCTAATGACGGATCTAAGTTTTTAGTGTTTATGCTAACAAAGAAACTTCTATTTGTTGGCTTCCCATCAAAATTTATTCTGTCTTGTAATATCTCTTGGGTTTGACCATACGTGCTTCTTCCTGCTCTGTCATCAAACTTTATAGCAAAAGAACCTTCACCTTGTTCCAACTCACTAGCTGCCTTTTTCATTTCTTCTACATCTATTACACTATTTTGTCTTATTTGTTCACGCTTATATATTGGTCCCATTCCTAACTTTTTAGCCTGAAATTTAATTCTTAATATATCTCTTAGGTAATCCTTGTACTGTTTTACAATGTCATTATCTAAAGGGTAGTTAGTATGGTTGTATGGCACTAGTGGACCTATACCATTCTCGTCTATGCGTCTTGGCTGACCAAAGGCATAAACTTGACCATCAGGCATAAGAAAGTAATCATTAGATCTTGAGTTAACAAATAACTCTGTGGGTTTAAGTGTCTCAGCTATTTTATCAATGTTTGCACTTATTATTTCATCGTTTAAATCTTCAGCGTCTATAGCTCTTATGGCATCTGTTAGATCATCAATTTTAAAATCATCCGCAAAAAACTTGTCATCAGTTTTATTTAACAGCTTTGAAATCATAGCTTTATCAGATTGAGCAAACAACTTTTCTCCTGCAGCCTTTGCTATCTTAGCCTTACTCTGATTAGTAAAGCTAGATAAGTCAACAAGTTCAAGGTTAGGATCTAGTTGAGGTTGATTAATTCCTTCAAATATATCTTCTGGTTTTATTGTTATTTCCTCAAATAGTTTTTGTTCATCAAACGAATCAGTGGGTCGATTTATGAATATGTCGCCTTCAGTAGTTGGCTCTCTGTACTCTAGTTTATTTATATCTAAGAAACCGTCTCTAACAAGTTCCTTAAGAGCATCTCTTTTAATAAAAGCTTTTTTATATTTAAAGCCTACCCTAGGACTTGTTACCACTAAATTATTTATAACATCATTTTCAAACTGTCTAAAGTTATCTGTGTAGTCACCTTGTTGTTTTAAAAATCTTCTTATATCTATAAGTTTTTTGTTTAATAAAGGATCTGCTGCAAATATTGGCACTAAACCTGCATCAATTAAAATATCGTCAGATCTTAAAACAGCTAAACCACCAAAAGATACTTTAGGATCAACATCTTCCATATTACCAGTGATGTACTTCATAGTATTAAATTCATAGAAGTCATTAATATCCTTAGGAGCGTTTCTAGAGTATAACTCTGAAAGACCTATATCTCCTGTAGGTCCTAAAACCGTTGGCATACGAAATTCTTCTTCAACATTTATGGATTTATATCCTCTAACTTGATCTCTATGTAGTTTTTCTGCCTCTGATAATTTAGCATTATCCTCATCTATATTCTTAAATATTCTAGGATTTTTTAATAATCTATTTTTTATAAGATATTCATACTCTGCTTTTTTAATTAAACCTTTAGCAACTAATGGTTTAAAATATTGTTCTATCTGCTCTGGTTTAATATAAAGTTTTCCGTCTATCTCTTTTGGACTAACCATTACTTTTTTTAGACTGTCTGCTTCTATATTATTTACAGCTGCTAAGGAAGGAGAATATAACTCACCTATTATAGGAGCGTTAGGGTTTCTTATAGATTTAATATCATTGAGATTATATCCCATATCTTTACCAAAATCAGGAGTGAACAACTCTCCTTTCTCTTCAGGTAAACCAAGCCTCATACTTGGACTAGTTACAACTTCAGGATAAGAATAGTCACCTTTAATATTTTTAGTCTTTGGAGATATAAAAGGATCTGCTTCTCCTACGACACCTGTCGTGTCTGTTTTGCTAGGAGATATGTTAAAGTTTAATAAATCAAATGCTTCACTCTTTGCTGAGACAGGTAAGGGTGGAGGTTTTTTATCAACAACAGCACCTCTTAAAAGTTTAGAAAAATGAGCTATACCTTTTGATACAGGTCTAGCCACTAACCCTGCTCCTAAGCCACTAAGGAATGCTAAACCACCATATAAGTAACCCTCAGCCTTGCGATTATCTTTAAAAGCTTGTTCTGAATCTACACCTAAAGTGACTGTGCCAAACTGTGTAAACTCTGCTCCTATAACTGATTTTTCTGCATTTTGATACTTATTAGGATCGTCAGGAAACTTATCTAGGTATAGTTTATACGCAGCCTGTCTAGCATAGTTTTTATCTGCTTGCACTCTAGCTTTTGCCTCAGCCTCTTGTACTTCAACAGGCTTTATATTCTTTTTAGCTTGCTCGTATTCTCTTAATAAAACACTCATTTAGCGTTCATCATGTCCTTTAGTTGCATCAAACGTCTAAGAGAAGACACAGCCCCTTGCAATCTGTATATGTCAGATGGCTTCTCTGTTTGCTCCATAGTGCGTTGATAGTTTACTATAGACCTTTGTAGTTCCTCTACAAATGCGTCCCATAATTCTTTGTTATTCGTTAACTCTTTAATCTTAGACATTACCAGTAAATCCCTCTTCTTGTGGTGCAGGTGCTTGACCTGTTCCTATAGTGCCTCCACCTGCGCCTGTTGTATCTTGAGCATCAGCCCCTGCAGGTGCTTGTGGGGCTTGTTGCTGTTGCTGTTGTTCAGGCTGTTGTTGTTGAAACATCTTAAATATCTCAGCCTGTATCGCAGCATCTTGCAGACTATTTGTAACCTTATCAGGGTCAAGATCCATAGCCTTTGCAATCTCTCTAATAATATAATCCATCTTGGCAAACGGTGCAAGTGCAGGATTAGATGCAACCTGTAAGAACTGCATCAATCTTTGACTACGCACTTCGTTAGCCATCAAGCTTTCTGTGCCTTGCGCTCTTACTTCTAGGTCGCCCTTTATGTCAGGGTCAAAGTCAAACTGCATATTGAAACTAAAGAACGCTTTACCAATAGGTGCTAGTAGATAATCATCTACGTTCTTTACAACATTACGTATAGAACCATTGGCTGCAGACATCAACATAGATATACCACTAGCAGTACGTCCTACACCTTGTATACCTGTCTGTCCGTGAGCAAATGACGGAAAGCCTGTACTCTCGTCTGCAAGCAGTTGCATGTTCTCACCTGCTACATTTGGAAACTTTGTACCAAAGATAGCTTGACCCGGAGCGCCGCCTTGTCTTCTAAATATCTTGCCCGGATATACACTCAAGTCCTGTCCGGGAACTAAGTTTGTTTCGTCTACTTCTATAATAAGGTTACCACTAAGGGCTGCGTTATCAATAGCCATACGCATAAAACCATTCATCAATGTCTGTGTATCGTCCATGTTTTCTGCAATACCCACGCCAAAGAAACTGTATGGGTTATGCTCATAAGGCACAGCGTAGTATGGTATACGCACTGGCTTGAATGGGTTTAGTACTAATCTAAGAACGTGACCTTGACACACCCATATGTTACAGTTTATCTGCTCAAGATCTTGTAATTCAGCAGGTATGTCTAATCCATTCTCTGCTAGTATTTCTGAGTCTACGTATCCCCAAAACTCTAACACTTCGTAACGCTCTGTGTAGTTTTCAATAGCGTAGTCCTTCATATCGTCTTCCCAATACTTCTTATCGTATTGTGCGCCCATATCAAGACACGCTTCTATAGACTCATCTCTAAAGTATGGTCTGTTTTTTAAATTACGCATTTGTGTTTTAGATAACTTGTGTCTTTCTACACAGTATTCTGCTTCGTCCATATTATACGCATCAGGATCAGGATAAAAGTTCCACATAGATACGTGACTTGTTGATGGCACTGTTTTAATTAGAGGATCATACTCACCATCTTCACCCCAGTTAGGATACTCTTTGTCTAAAGCAAAAGGTCCTTTCATTATGCCTGTACCAAACAATGCCATCTCAAATGCGGCATTACGTAGTTGTTTGTTTGCGCCTGACTCCTCAAGCTGATCGTGTATCTTCTTTTCCATTTTCTTTGCTGCTACCATAGCAGGATGGAAGGTAACAGTTTGCGGTGTACCGCCTGTACCCTCTATAATTTTATCTGATACTGTAGAAAGTTTTTGTTGACTACCACCTAATCTATTCTCTAAATCTTGAATAGTTTCTCCGGGTTTAAGTTCTCCATCAGGTGTAAATAAAAAAGGCTCTGAAGGTTTATCTTCAAAAGCCCCTTTGAGTGCCTCTTGTGCGTTAGCAGCATTAGGATCTAGATTTAAATGCACCGACTCTGCTACACCATCTGGTAACTTTGTGGGATTAACCGTGAGTGGGAATGTTGTGTTGCCAAACAATACGTCAATTATCTGACCATACGCTGCAAGTGTTTTTGTTTTTGTTACCTTTACAAACACCCTTGACTTTTCTGTTTCTGTAAACTGTACATCAGGACCATACAATCCTCTGTAGTTTCTGTATGCTTTTAGCCATCTCTGTTCGTCTTGTTGTCGTACATCTTCTGCTCTTTTGAATCTGCCTTGTACAAAACTTACTATGTCGCTCTCTGAAGCAAGAGCAGGATCATTGTCCTGTATTACGGTGACATCATCCGTGTCAAAGGGTATTTCGTTATCTTCTGCCATGTTTAGTATCCAAAGTTAGGATCAGCAATCTGAAAGCCTGTTCGCTGATTCACAGGGTTATAGTCCCATATAGAACTTCTAGGTCGTGTCATAATGCCATAACGTAGTGCATCGTACATGTGATCCATAGAATTAGTATCTACGTCTTCGTTGTTCTTTTTGTCAAGAGGGAGACTAGGAAGTTGAGATATGAGGTTTGTGCAGTTATTAAATATAACAAGACGAGGTTCGTTGGTGTGATCGTCAACTTGGAGTCTTCTGTGTAATTCGTTTTTTCCTGCAACTCTACTACCTCTACTTCTGTCTGATGGTCGCCACTTACAACCTCTTACTATCATTTGCTCCGCTAGGCTAGGACCAGTGTCGCCCCTTTTGTGCCATAGTGAGCTATCTAAAACCCCATATTGTATTGTACCATCTTCTGCTTCTAATTGCAATATCTTTTCTGCTAAGTCAGCTGCTAAAACTTTTGATACTTGCAACTCTCTGTACACTACAAGTTGTTCAGAAGGTGTGACTGCTAACCATACTACGGCTGAGTAACTTCCATACCCATAGTCACATGCTCTAAACTTTCTCCAACTAGAGGGTATCTTGTAAGGTTCGACTACATGTTTTGCTCTGTCGAACTCAGGAAACGCTGCGCCCTCTGCTACGTCCCAGTTACCTTCTAGTAGTTGCTTCCTCTGATGCTCAGGCAATGACAAAAGCATTGCTTCGTAGTCACCAGACTCCGCTAAATAAGGGTTGTCAAACAAATTAGCAGGTATGAAGCGTCTTCTAAAAAGAGGTTGCCCCTCTCTGCTATGCCCTTTTGGAAATGTAATAACATTGCCACTTTCTAACTCTGTTGCCCAAAACGCTGAGTTGGATGGTGCAGGATCTACGAACATCTTCTTTACCCATTGATGTCCTGCCCCTCCGGGATTGGTTGTTGCTCTCATGTACAGTCCTAATGATTGGTCTGCACTTCTGAGTCGTGAACGCATATAGTCCCAAGCATATGGTGTCGCCCACTGTGTAAGTTCGTCAAATCCTATCCAGTTAAATGCCTGACCTTGATAACGCATTACGTCTAGGTCACGGTCTAGATAGGACATCCAAAGTCGTCCCCCCTT